GAGGGAATGGCCCCATTTCCTGATCGCGGGAAATGGATTACAAATGGTCAGATAATAACAAAATTAAAGCCCGGACGCGAAATGCCGGACGGGTTTATATACGGGAAGAAAAAGCATGAACGAACTCACACATAAAACTATTTTCAACGAGTTCGGTGATGACTCACCGACAGCTAGACAAATGATCAATGGCTCGGCCACTGGCATACTTAACCTGAATAGTGTTAAGTATGTATGGGCAACCAAGTTATATAAGATCATGGTGAACAATTTTTGGATACCGGAAAAAGTTTCTCTAGTAGACGACAAAGTTACTATTAAGGAACTTACAAAAGACGAAATGGAAGCATTTAAGAATACACTTTCATTTCTGATTGCACTAGATAGTATGCAAGTAGCAAACCTTCCTAATATTTCGGACTATATTACTGCTCCGGAAGTAAGTGCGTTGTTTACTATACAGGCATTCCAGGAACTGATTCACTCTCAGTCGTATCAGTATCTATTACAGGAATTATTTCCTAACACAGAGCGCGAAGAAATTTACAACCACTGGCGCAATAATCCTATGCTGCTGAAGCGTAACAAGTTTATTGCCGGCCAGTTTCAGAAATTTAGTAACGACAAGTCGTTAGCTAACTATAAGAATGCCATTGCAGCAGATTATGCATTAGAAGGGATTTATTTCTATAATGGGTTTCAGTTCTTCTATCAGCTAGCCTCTAGAAACAAAGTTGCTAATGTTGCAAAGATGATCAAATATATCGAGAATGATGAGGTAACCCATGTAAACTTTTTTGCAAACATTATTCGAGAAGTATTCGACATGAATAATGAAGATGATAGAAAAATCATACTTGATAATCTTATGGCGGCTGCTGAGCAAGAAATAGAATGGGGTAAGGAAATTTATGGAGACAGAATTCTTGGGATTTCGCAGGAAAGTACAGAAGGGTATATTAAATACCTTGTAAATCAAAGAACTAAAATATTAGGCCTGGGTGTGGTATATAAGGGGTTTTCCAAAAACCCGTATGAATACTTAAATTCCGAAAAACGTGAAAACTTTTTCGAAACTAAAGTTACAGAATATTCTAGGAGCGAGGCGGTCGATGGATGGGACAATTTCTGAATTATATAATTCATTGATACCATCACATGTGAAAAGTAATGGTGCTTTAAACGTGCCATTACTTAGATCAAATGTCCGGTTATACAAAGAAGTCCTAGAATATGCCAGGGAACTAGGGATAGACAAATTAGGTGTAGCATTTCAGCACATAAAGCAAGGGATATCGGCTATACCGACATGTGCATGTGGTAAAAATACTAAATGGAAATCCCAAACGTCCTGCTATAACCGATTTTGCTCGGTTAAATGCGCCCGTATGGATACATCTGTCAGATCTGCTACCCGCGAGACCTGCCTTATTAAGTATGGAGTCGATAATCCCAGAAAATCAACGGCAGTAGCAGCTAAAGTAAAAAAAACAATGCTCGACAGGTACGGCGTAGAACATGCTGTGCACTCTCCCGAGTTATTAGAAAAGATTCGTGCTACAAATTATGAACGGTACGGCAACAGTTGCGTATTTCATAATACCGAAATCACAAATAAATCAAAACAGACAATTTTAAATAAGTACGGTGTCGATAACGTTATGCACGACTCGTCAATTAGAGAGCAAATAAGGAATACAAATATATCCAGATACGACGGACCATCGCCTGCATCGTCGCCTGCTGTGTTAAGTAAAATGCAGGCAACATTATATAATACGCACACGGTGATGAATCCAGGGCAAATATCATTGCAGCCCGGTACACTTGATAAATTACAATCTGCAACGTGGTTAACTAACGAAAATTCCACAAAAAGCATATCATCTATCGCAGACGAACTTAGTGTAACAGTCAGGACAGTATCTCAATATTTTACTAAACACGGATTAATTTACAAAAAACACAGCAATTCGTTATTTGAACAAAGTGTAAAACATTACATTACTGGCATTACAGATTGCGACATTGTATTAAATACGAAAACAGTTATTAGTCCAGGGGAGTTGGATATCTATCTCCCGGACTTAAAAATTGCTGTCGAGTGTAACGGGTCATATTGGCATAGCGAACTAAATGGAAAAGACAAAAATTATCACTTAACAAAAACTAAAGCATGCACCGATGCCGGCATAGAGCTAATTCACATATGGGAGCATGAGTGGAAAAAAAAACAAGAGCTGATCAAGTCTCGAATATCTTCGAGACTAGGCTTAAATTTGCGAATTTATGCTCGAAAGTGCGAGCTATCTGTGGTGTCGAAGTTTAATACAGCAGAATTTTTAAATAATAATCATATCCAGGGGAACTGCCCGTCTGCCATAAATTTAGGGCTATACAATGACAATGTACTGACGGCAATAATGACATTTGGTAAATCTAGATTTAACAAGAATGTGGATTACGAGTTGTTAAGGTACTGTTCGTTGCAATTTACAAATGTAGTCGGCGGCGCATCTAGACTATTTAAGAATTTTGTTAAACGCTGCAATCCTTTGAGTGTTATATCTTACTCGGATAAGATGAGAAATACCGGCAACATGTATGAATTAATAGGATTTAATTTTTCTCATGTTAGCCCGCCGTCCTATTTGTATACGAAAGATTACATAAAATTCGAGAATCGTGTAAAATATCAAAAACATAAGCTTGTCGACGTATCATCTACATATGACCCGTTGCTTACCGAATGGCAGAACATGCAAGCCAATGGGTTTGATAGGGTTTGGGACTGCGGTACAAACGCCTATATTTGGAATAAATCTAAAACAACATAAAGAGAAAATAAATGCTAACACAACCACAGAAAGACTTTCCTTATATTTCAGTATTCAAAGTAAGCACAGGAGAAGAAATGATTTGTAAGGTCGTAGGAGAAATGCCTATGGCTTGGCTTATCGAGCAGCCATTATGTATGGTTGCTATCCAGAAAGGTATGCAATTTGCCCCATTTTTAATGATGGCAGATCCAAAAAAGGCATTACCTCTTAACAAAGCATCGGTATTAGTTAAAACTGATCCAGTTGCAGAGCTCGAAGGGCAATATGAAAGTGTGACCACTGGCATAGCATTACCCCAAAAAGGCTCGATTATAAAATAACACATTAATGAAAACAATTAACATGACCCCATACGAAATTAGACTTAGACTCTTGCAACTATCACTTGATGTACTTTCAGCAAAACATCTTGCTGCTGATGTTTCCAACGGTAATAATCAACAAACGTCGCCAACTACCGAAGAAGTGATAGCAGAAGCAGATAAACTAAATTCTTTTGTCTCTAGGGGAATAACTTAACATCCTGTTGACTCTGCGTAACATGCCAGATATAATGTGGCATGTTTAAAAAAAACTTACAGAAACTAGGAGCCTGGCTGAATTATAATCCGCCAGGCTCCTTAACGAGTAAGGGATGGAGATTATTTAAGGCAGAATATAAAGAAAATGCTCCGATTAGGTATTGGATCAAACACTATGTGCGAATGCCCATTCGGCATAAGACCATGCACATGTACTCGGCGGTAAGCGAATATGTTCGATACAGAACCTATGATAAGTACCATATCTTAGACACAGGGCTTTCACCGGGATATTACTCGGTGTCTCAGCAAATATTGAATGTAAACTTTAATCTGTTTAAACACTTCATCGAAGTAGAGCAAGCATGGAGTCAATATGACCACACTGAACATAGAAAATGGTGGCACATATTTGTTCCTTCGGGTATTTTGTTTAGAAACTGGAGTTCTGCTGAGTTAGGTATAAAACATCTGGAGTGGGCTGCTTCCCTAGATGACCCAGCGCTGCCGCTGAACGAGAGATGCAATCACCAGGCCGTTGCCGCCAGAGAGATGATGGTTCTATACACTTGGTGGATTAACCGGCCGGGCAGGAAATACCCCACAATACTCGGATATGACAACCAACAACTTGGTATGCTAGCCTGTATAGACGACGATTTTGACAAATCTGCAGCAGATTATATAGAGCATAATATGGTGATGGATGACATAGGTATTTTAGAAAAAAAATGGGATGAAGAAGATAGCGAAATGTTAATACGCCTCATTAAAATTCGAGAGGCACTTTGGACGTAAATTTAGAAGGAATTAAATGTTTAGTTTAGAAGACCATGTAAGTAGCTATGACGGTATGTTGGTAGTGGGAGATGTCCATTCCGACTTCCGATCTTTCAGTATGGCATTGGATTTTGCAATCAGTGAAAATTTCTTTTTTATGTCTTTAGGCGATTTAGTCGACCGTGGAGATAGCCCATACGAAGTAATAGAAGCCATGTATGAACGAATGGACTCTGGCCATGCTGGAATGACAGTGGGCAACCATGATAGTAAGTTTGTGCGGTTGCACAAAGGCAGAACTGTTACATGTTCTGACGACAACCGCCGGACTTTAGAGTTAGTGGGCCCAGACAGACGACAGAAATTTTTAGACATGTACACTTCTGTAGTAGAAGATAGTATGTTGGCCGGGGCATTTCACAAGTTCGGTGACATAAGATTGGTCCACGCCGCATCTCATCCATGTTTGTGGGCAGACCCGATTAACATCGGTGGAAAAGCAACTTCTAGATTCTTATACGGCGAGACTGTGAACGAACTAGACGAAGATGGGTATCCAATCAGGTTATACAACTGGATCGAAGAAGTTCCGTCAGGTAAAACTATCATTGTAGGGCATGACAGAAAACCCATTAACAATGTTTCTATAACAGAACCTATGATAGTCGAGAGCTCGAGTGGTGGAAAGACAGTCTTTTTGGACACGGGCTGCGGCAAGGGCGGATTTTTGTCTGGTGCGGTTGTTTTGCACAGCAAATCTGTGTTTAAATTAGACAAATTTATGGAGTTTAAATGACAAAAATCATGTTTGAACGTAGTTCTTCTATAAAGTCGGCTGCATATGATGTTTCTACTCAGGTCTTGAGTATTACTTTTAAGGGCGGAGCAACTTACGACTATGCCGAAGTGCCGAACAGTGCTTACACGGAATTAATGTTAGCCGAGTCCACCGGGAAATTTGTCTCGGCTAACATTGTTCCTAAATACAAGTACGAAAAACATAAGGAAGGGTCGATACCGCTTCCATTTCCGAAATCGACCGAAAGTTCTGAACTAGTGCTGTTATTGGAAGATGATTTCATCGAGATCATAGAATGTACACCCGGGGAAGAAGATGTTTAAGTTTATGAGATGGTGGTGGGAACGCCTGGATGGTATTACGCAATTGATGTCCTCGATCATATTACCAACTATAATTATTGGGATAGCACTCGTAGCTGCAGGGCCCGGCGGCTGGTTAGGCGCAAATTCCATACTTCTGTTATATGCACCTATGTCCCTCGTAATATCATATGTGGGCATTCGAACGCTGATCGAGACGGCTCGGCGCCAGTATTCTATATACAGGGAAGAGAATCCTACCGAAGCTGAAATAATTATTTTAAAACTGAAAGGGAAACTATGAAAAGTATATCTAAATTTATACCATTTTGGTGGAAGCATATGGGATCAGATGCCCAGATGACGTTGGAACTTATTCTACTTACACTCTGTATAACTGTTTCGGCGGTATTAGGTGGTTTTGTAGGTGTAGTGTACATGGTTGTTTTGTGTGGTTTACTTGCGATCCTTGTAGTGGTTACTATGGTGATTGTTTACCTATGCAGAGCCAATATCAGTGCATGGAGAGCATATAAAGATATGATAGACAAAGATGAACAGAAAATAGTTAACAGACTCAAGGGCGACTGTTGACAATGTTGACTAACATTGTTGGTAAATGTTAAAGTAAATGCTAAATACAAAGTAGAGACAGACTTCTACTAATCAACCTTATTTGGGAGCCAAATATGACAAAGAAATATAAAGTAGCCGTACTTATCGGCAGATTCGAGCCATTTCACAACGGACATCTCCGTAACTTAAAGCATGCATTCGGCATTGCCGATCGTGTGTTATTTTTAATTGGAAGTTCCTTCCAGCCATCCACACCTAAGAATCCTCTGACCTACGATCAGCGCAGTACACTTATTACTCACACACTATTGCGCGAGTCTCCCTTCATAAACTTCGAAACCTATCCGCTTAGGGATCACAAATACAGCAACAATAACTGGATTCGAGAAGTTCAGCGGGTGGTAAAAGGTGATAGTTTAGACGTAAGTGATAGCCAGATTTGTATCATGGGGTACGATAAGGATGACTCTAGCTGGTACAATCACGCATTCCCTGCATGGGACTTTATTGATGTGGGCGGATTTGTCGAAGTAGGATCTGTGCCTATCGATGCTACAAAAATTCGAGAACTCCTGTTCGAAGGACACTTAGATTTTATTCGCGGAGCAGTTCCGGCGACAGTATTCGACTGTTTGACCAAATTCACAACTGACGCTGGGTTTAAAGACCTAATTGAGGAATATAATTTCTATAAGGGGTATGATCCTAAGAAATTTCCTAGTATCATGCATACTGTAGATGCAGTTGTGGTTCAAGGCGGGCATATCCTGCTCATCCAACGAGGGCACTCTCCGGGACGGGGCCTATGGGCACTTCCCGGAGGCTTCCTTAATCCCAGAGAGACTCTAGAAGACGGTGTTATCAGAGAACTTCGTGAAGAAACTAAAATTAAGGTTCCTGAGATTGTATTGCGTAAGGCAATTACTTACGATACGAAGTTTGATCATCCGGATCGAGATCTCCGAGGCCGAGTAATTACTCATGCATATCTAATCGAACTAGACGGCGGTGATGGTACATTACCAAGGGTTAAAGGTAGTGATGATGCAAAAATTGCAAAGTGGTTTACATTAGCTGAAGTATCAGAGATTGCCGAACAGCTCTACGGCGATCATGCACATATCATTGAAACAATGGTGGCGCGCAGCCGTAAATAAAGGATCAGAAATGAGTTATTATGTCAAAATACCTCGGCTGAATGGGCGAAAAGATCATGCTGAGCTGGGCAAATGGCTCCTACAGAGTGGGGCAATAGAAGTGGACTATTTTAGTGGCGGATGGAACGATAGAGATACCGATCTTGTCCACTCCCATTTAAAATTTGAAATAGAACAGGATGCTATTGCATTTTCATTGGCGCACTGCTGCCAAATTAGCAAAAGTGTCCCAATCAGAGATAGTAATTAATAAACCGTAGATCGGCTAATTTAAGGAGATTAACATGCCATGTCGTAGTTACGAAGAAGATAACAATAGTGACCTGCCCACTACCTTGCGGAATTTAAATAACATGCTTTCCA